AACTAAAGAAACAGTTTCAGAATCAATGGCTTGTGACTGTGATAAAAACTGTGCTTGTGGTGGCAACTGTACTCCAAATTGTAACTGTCATCCAGGCTGTAATACTCCAGCAAAAGAAGATTATAAAGCATCACTTCAAAATAAATTAAGCGAACAATTAAAAAAAAAGATTGATACAGACACAGACGAATCTGGAATAATGTACCGAGCCGGTGTTAAAAAATACGGCAAAGACGGAATGCAAAAGATTCAAAGTGCCGCTGGAAAAGGTGCCAGTGCAGAAGAGATTGGCAAAATTAAAGACAAGCATAACAAAAAGAAAAAAGAATCTTTCACATCTTTAGAAGAATCAATTGGTAAAGAAATCACAGAAGAAGAATTCGAAAAACTAGCAGAAAAGAAAGATGCCTGCTATCACAAAGTAAAAGCAAGATACAAAGTTTGGCCTTCGGCTTACGCCTCTGGTGCTCTAGTTCAGTGTCGTAAAAAAGGCGCGGCTAATTGGGGCAACAGCAAGAAGAAGTAATGAAACTTAACGACATAATAGAAGGAACACGTTGTTGGAAAGGCTACGAAAAGAAGGGCATGAAGACCATGTTCGGAAAACGTGTACCTAATTGTGTAAAAAGAGAACACGTAGACTTCTGTGTAAATTGTTACAATCTTGTACTACACGAATCATTAGACGAAAATCTTAAAAAATGGTTTAAACAAAAATGGGTACGCATGGGTCCTGGCGGTAAAATTAGAGGATCATGCGGAGGTAAATCAGACCGTGAAGGTAAACCAAAGTGTTTACCGTTAGCAAAAGCAAGAGCCTTAGGAAAAAAAGGCAGGGCATCGGCGGCTAGAAGAAAAAGAAGAAAAGATCCAAATCCAGATAGACGTGGCAAAGCAATTAACGTTGCAACTAAAAAGAAGAAAAAATAATGAGAGCGTTCGAATTTATTACCGAAGGCAAAAGAATACCACGTAAAAAAGGACAGAAAAAAAATTCAAAAAAACACAGTGACCTATACACAGATGAAAATCCTAAAGGCACTATACATGGATTGGGGTTTAAAGATGAAGCCACAGCAAGATCCAGTGTGTCTAAAATAAGAAAATCGGGTAGATCACACGCACACAAAATACAAGCGGCTGTTGCCATGGAGCAAAGAGCAAGAGCGGCAGGCAAATCAGGACCAGCGGCTGTATATCGTAAATACATAAATTCAATGAAAAAGAAAACAAAAGCAAGGAAAAAATGAAAATAAGAAACAGACAAAGAAATGTACCATACAAACTGCCTTTAAAAGCAGATTCAACAAAAATTTACATGAAGTTTCAAAGCAAAGTAAACTGGTTTTCATGGACAATCAGAAATAAATTTAAAACAGTGTAATGAAAATTGCAGAGATAATATTAGAAAAGTGGTCTAAAAAATACAAGAAATCAATTAACTGTTCAAATCCCAAAGGTTTTTCACAAAAAGCACACTGCGCCGGCAGAAAAAAACGCAAGTCAAATTAACACTTTAATCACCACAAGATAAAATTTTAAATAAATACAACATACTAACAAGGGGGAGGTTGTGTCTTGAATTTTGTTGCTAATGTTCCATATCTTAAATGCTGGGTTCGTAAAGAATACTTGCACGACCTTGAAAGAGGCCACGGCGAATTTGTAGAAGCAGTAATCATTGCTGTAAAGTCTGTGCAAGGCAGAGCATTAATGTTTGAAGCATATCTTCCAGAGTATGGCGCTTGTTTCGATAAATTTCCACTATCAGCATTTGTTTGGAAAAAAGACATCAAAGAAGAAGAACAATTACCTTTAGGCACATTAGAACTGTGGGACAGTTTCAGTTGCAACATCCAGGTATGGACAAAATCCATGCTAAAGAACTGTGACGTGGAGATAATGCTAAAAGGCGGTGGCAGAATGAAAGGCGAATATCTTTTTACAATTGATGCCTGTCACGGTGATCCTAACACAGTCAACACAGGAGTTTCAGAAGTACCAAGCGAACACAAACAACACAATTTTGGTAGATTAATAAACGGACAATACTTTGCACAACCAAACAACAGAATGCTTTGGTATGAACAATCACTTACTCCATCAGAACTAAAAAGACCAGACTTCCAAGTCAGCACCAGAGAGTTCTTCTGCGAAAACGAAAGCAGTGTGACTTTTGGTGATTCTAACGATTATTTTTACGAAGAAAAAGATAGCCCACTCAAAAAATAACCTTTGACTTCCTTAAAAAAATTAAGTATAATGTAGGCTTAATTAATAGGAGAATAAAATGTCAGGTAGAACATACGGTCCAGAAGAACAAGCAAAATTAAAAAGAATTATAGATGAAGGCGCTAACGTGCTTTCTGAAGTTGAAGATTTGAATTCTGGCTTAAAAGATACTGTCAAAGCAGTTGCAGAAGAACTTGAAATAAAACCATCACTGATTAACAAAGCAATCAAAATCGCACACAAAGGCGAATGGCACAAATACTCAGATGAATTCGATTCATTGGAAAACTTGATTATTGCAGTTGGTAAAGACAAATAGAATATACAAATAATGAAGTATATGGTTGACATTGACAATACAATTTGTTACAATGAAAACAGTAACTATGAGGACAGTAAACCAGACCATGTTCGCATAGCAAAACTTAATGAACTGTTTGATAAAGGACATGAAATACATTATTGGACAGCAAGAGGTGGAAATTCGGGAATAGACTGGACTGAACTAACACACAAACAATTAAAAGAATGGAATGCAAAGCATACGTCCATTACAATGAAAAAGCCAGTTTATGATGTCTGGATAGATGATAGAGCCATTAATGCAGATGATTTTTTTGGTGCAAAAAACGAGGAGAAAAAATGAAGAGAGATCTTAAAATTCCAAAGGTAACCTTTAGAGTTAGAATAGGTGATGAGGTGGAAACTGATGGTGGATGTGCAATTGGTGGACAATGGATTAACAAAACAACGGACGACTTTTTCAAAGGTAAAAGAGTAGTGTTATTCAGTTTACCAGGAGCATTTACTCCAACTTGCTCGTCCCAACAACTACCAGGTTTTGAAAAAGAATATGAAAATATAAAAAGCATGGGCATAGATGAAATATATTGTGTGTCAGTAAATGATTCGTTTGTGATGAACGCATGGGCAAATCATATGAAAATAGAAAAAGTAAAAATGATTCCAGATGGATCTGGTAACTTTACAAGATTTATGGGTATGCTAATTGGTAAAAACCATTTAGGATTCGGAAATAGAAGTTGGAGATATATGTGTGTCATTAACGACAACACAATAGAAAAATGGTGGCAAGAGCCTGGCATAAACAATGAAGGCACAGATGATGATCCATATATTGAATCAACTCCAGACAACATGGTAAAATACTTGAATAAAAATACAAATGCTGAAATGAACACAATGGTAGGCATTGATGTATCTGCAAATGACAACTACTCTGTCTAAAAAGAAATTGATAAAGATATTAAGTGGTGAACAAGATGCCTTGGAAAAACAGTTACAAGAATTCCAAGATTTAGCAGATTGTATTAGAAGTGATCAAGTACCTGCATCAGATGTTGCAAAGTTTTTTAAAGATAAAAAATTTTACAGTTGGTATAAGAGAAAATATTTAAGATGAGAATAGATTATAACATACATTTAGATTATTCAGATGTGTTATTACAGCCTAAAAGGTCAACATTAAGTTCTAGACGAGATGTAGATATACAACGTCAATTTAAATTTAGAAACAGCGGAAAAGAACTATCATATGTGCCTATTGTAGCATCTAATATGGACGGCGTTGGTACTTTTTCAATGGCAAGAGTACTGCAAGAATTTAAAATGCTTACAATAATAAGAAAGCATTACACTTTAGATGATTGGAAACAAGCCGCAGGGACAGGATTAAAATTTAAATATGTTTCTGCCTGTGTAGGCACTGGTGCTATTTGGGATAAAGATGCACAAGATTATCAAACACTAAAGCAAGTGATGTCTGCATTTCCTGATATTCCTTGTATAACAATTGACGTGGCAAATGCATACCATGAATCATTTGTGGACTTTGTATCACAAATTAGATCAGAGTATCCTGACAAAGTTATTATAGCAGGTAATGTTGTAACGCCAAACATGACTGAAGAATTAATCATAAAAGGTGCTGACATTGTAAAAGTTGGCATAGGTCCTGGATCAGTTTGCACAACAAGAACGCAAACAGGTGTAGGAGTTCCACAGTTTTCCGCTATTATGGAATGTTCAGATGCGGCTAATGGAGTTGGTGGACACATAATTGCTGATGGTGGTTGCACAGAGCCTGGTGATGTAAGTAAAGCATTAGGTGGTGGCGCACACTTTGTTATGCTTGGTGGAATGTTAGCAGGGCACAATGAATCTGAATTAGAATTAGTTGATGGCAAAAGAGTTTTTTATGGAATGGCTTCTCAGACAGCATTGAACACACATGGACAAAGAAAAGATGGGTACCGAGGAGTTGAAGGCAAAACTGTTACATTAAAAGATAAAGGGCCAGTCAAAGACACCATAGAACAAATATTAGGCGGTGTAAGAAGCACTTGCACATACATAGGAGCAAGACGTATCAAAGATATGCCTAAATGTGCTCACTTTGTGTGTGTTAATAATGTAATTAATAGAGTATTCGACAAGTTTGAATCTAAATAGTATATGACAAAAGTAAAAACAGGCAACAAATTAAAATGGCTCGCAACAGGAGTATTAATAATAGGCACTTTTATAAACGCAGGCTTTCCTGAATTATATCCAGCAGGTCCTTTGCTTTTGGCATTGGGAGGTATAATTTGGTTAATTGTTTCTTTCCTTTGGAAAGAACCGGCACTCATTGTAACAAATTTAGTATTGACAGCAATGGGTTTCGGAGGTATACTGTTATATTATATAAAGTAAGGTTTAATCAGCCACAAATGATTGTTGGTATTTTGTCAGCCACAAATGACATTAGGAGAATAGATGAGTTACATAGATGGTTTTTTCGATAGAAACGCAGACGCAATTAGAGTTGTAGAACGAAAAGACGGCAAAAGAGTTTTCAAAGAGTTCCCTGTAAGATATACATTTTTCTATGAAGATCCAAAAGGAAAATATAAAAGTACAACAGGCAAACCACTTCATAGAATTGTTTGTAAGAACACAAAAGATTTTCATAAAGAATTAGCAATTAATAGAAACAAAAATTTATTCGAGTCTGATATAAATCCAATATATCAGTGTTTAAGCACAAATTATATCAATCAAGACGCTCCAGATTTAAAAATTGCATTTTTTGATATTGAAGCAGACTTTGATCCAGAAAAAGGATTTAGTTTGCCAAGTGATCCGTTTATGCCAATCACAGCAATCACAGTATCATTGCAATGGATGAACAGTTTAGTTACACTTGCAGTTCCGCCAAAAGGCATGACTGTAACACAGGCACAACTGCTTGTTGAAGGATTTGAAAATGTATTCATATGTGAAACAGAAGCAGATATGCTGAAACAGTTTTTAAACTTGATAGAAGATGTTGACGTGCTGAGTGGTTGGAATTCTGAGGGTTATGACTTGCCTTACATGATAAACAGAGTAAGCAAAGTATTAAGCAAAGATGATACAAGACGTTTTTGTTTATGGAAACAACTTCCTAAGAAAAGAACATTTGAAAGATATGGGCGTGAACAAGAAACATATGACCTAGTAGGACGTGTACATTTAGATTCATTAGAACTTTATAGGAAGTACACATATGAAGAAAGACACAGTTACAGATTAGATGCTATAGGTGAACATGAATTAGGTGAAACTAAAACAGTATATGAAGGATCTTTAGATCAACTTTACAATCAAGATTTTAGAAAGTTTATTGAATACAATAGACAGGACGTTGCACTTTTAGATAAACTTGATAAAAAATTAAAATTCATAGACTTAACAAATGAATTAGCACACGCAAATACTGTGTTGTTGCAAACAACACTAGGAGCAGTTGCAGTGACTGAACAAGCAATTATTAATGAAGCACATAGAAGAGGATTGCAAGTTCCGAATAGACCTAAAAGAGATACACTAGGCAGTACAACAGCCGCTGGTGCATATGTGGCATTTCCTAAAAAAGGATTTCATAATTGGATTGGTTCAATGGATTTGAATTCACTGTATCCTTCCGTGATTAGAGCATTGAATATGGCTCCAGAGTGTGTGGTTGGACAACTGCGTCCTTTAGATACTGATGCCTTTATCGATGAACAAATGACATTACAGAAAAAGTCCTTTGCAGGTGCTTGGGAAAACCGTTTTGGATCATTAGAATATGATTATGTTATGCAACAAAGACGTGACGCTGTTGTAACAATTGACTGGGAAGATGGTACATCAGAAACAAAAAGTGGAGCAGAGGTTTACAAAATTATATTTGACAGCAACAATCCTCTTATCTTAAGTGCTAACGGTACAATATTTACAAGTGAGTTTGAGGGAGTTATTCCTGGATTGTTGAAACGTTGGTACACTGAACGTCAAGATATGCAAGGCATGAAGAAAAAAGCCGTCAATGCCGGCAACAAAGCAGAAGAAGAGTTTTGGGACAAAAGGCAACTTGTTAAAAAGATTAATTTGAACAGTTTGTATGGTGCTATACTTAATCCTGGTTGTAGATTCTTTGATAAACGTATAGGTCAGTCTACAACACTTACAGGAAGACAGATTGCAAAACATATGGCAAGTAAAGTAAATGAAGTGATCACAGGCACATATGACCATGTAGGACAAGCAATTATATATGGTGATACAGATTCTGCATATTTTTCAGCATATGAAGTTTTGAAAAAGGAAATAGAAGATGGCAAAATTCCTTGGACTAAAGAAAGTGTTGTAAAATTGTATGATCAAGTGTGTGAAGAAGTAAATGGCACATTTAAAAAATTTATGAGTGATGCATTTCATTGTCCTAAATCAAGAGCAGAAGTCATACAAGCAGGTAGAGAATCTGTTGCAGAGTCAGGACTGTTTATTACAAAGAAAAGATATGCTGTACTAATATATGATTTAGAAGGGCATAGAACAGATGAAGGTGAATCGCCAGGCAAAGTTAAAGCAATGGGTCTTGATTTGAAAAGGTCAGATACTCCTTTATTTGTGCAAAACTTTTTAAGTGAACTATTGCTTATGGTCTTGACAGGTAAAACTGAAAAAGAAGTTTTAGAACGTATTGCAGTGTTTAGACAAGATTTTAAAAAACTGCCTGGATGGCAGAAAGCATCTCCTAAACGTGCAAACAATATTGGTGAGTATGCTAAAAAAGAAGCAAGACTAGGTAAAGCAAATATGCCAGGTCACGTAAGAGCAAGTTTAAATTGGAACAATCTAAAGAAAATGAATTCAGACAAACACTCTATAGAGATTGTAGATGGCATGAAAGTAATGGTTTGCAAACTGAAAAAAAATCCTTTGGATTACACATCTGTTGCATATCCTGTTGATCAACTGCGTATTCCGATGTGGTTCAAAGAGTTGCCTTTTGATGATGACAGTATGGAAAAAACATTAATTGATAGCAAGTTAGGAAATTTGCTTGGTGTTTTGAAATGGGATATTTCAAGCACAGAAACAAAAAACACATTTAACACATTATTTGACTTTGGAGAATAGATGAGCACACACGCAATGATAGACTTAGAAACATTAAGCACCAGACCTGATGCTACTGTGATTACTATTGGTGCTATAAAATTTGATCCATATAATGATAGTGAACCACATAGTGGATTGTATCTTAGATTGAACGTCGACGAACAAAGTGAATTAGGAAGACACGTTGACGATGGTACAATGGAATGGTGGGGCAGACAAAAGAAAGAAATACAAGACGAAGCATTTGGTGATCATGAAAGAACAAGTGTAATGGACGCAATAAAACAATTAAACAAATTTAGTGTAGGTGTTGATGAGTTTTGGTGCCAAGGTCCTTTGTTTGATTACGCAATACTGCAACACTTGTATAAGCAGATGGAAACACCTGTGCCTTGGAACTACTGGCAAATTAGAGATTCGAGAACAGTATTCAATATGATGCCACAAGATCCAAGAAAAGGTATGCAAACCGATTTACACAATGCTTTGGCTGATTGTTATTATCAAGCCAAATGTTTACAAAAAGTGTATAAAAATTTTGGAGTCAAACAGAAATGATGCTTGACATTTACCAAAAACCTAAATATAATAAACCTAAGAGGAGAAAAATATGAAAGACGTGTTACAAGATATAGTTGCTCATACACATTCGTTGGGATTTTTAAGTCTAGTAAAAATTTCTAATGAAGAGCAAACAAAAATAGAAAGTATGGCAGAAGATAGAAGTGTTATCTTAAATGCAAATACAAATTCTAAAGTAAATGAATTTGATGGTGTGTTTGGAATGCCTAACTTGGACAAACTTGCTTTGCATTTAAAATGTCCAGAATATCAAAAAGATGCAAAACTGAATGTAGTGACAGCAGAAAGAAATGGCAAAACTGTGCCAACACACATTCACTTTGAAAATGCAGGTGGTGATTTTAAAAATGATTACAGATTTATGAGTACTGAGATCATTAATGAGAAATTAAAATCTGTTAAATTTAAAGGAACTGCATGGGAAGTTGAATTCGAACCATCAGTTGCAAGTATTCAAAGATTTAAATTGCAGGCGGCGGCACACACAGAAGAAACTGTGTTTACAGTGAAAACAGAAAATGGCAACCTTGTGTTTTATTATGGTGATGCAAATTCACACGCAGGATCATTTATATTTCAAGGTAGTGTGAGCAAAGAATTACAAAATGCTTGGAGTTGGCCGATTCAACAAGTGATGAGTATTTTGAATTTGGATGGCAAAATAACAATGGCTATCTCTGATGCAGGAGCAATGCAAATCACAGTAGATAGTGGTATCGCACAATACAATTACATTTTACCTGCACAAACAAAATAAGTCATTGAGTAGGCAAAAATATGGATAACGGTATACCAACAGATAACCTTACTAATAAGCAGAAAGATTACGCAACATTTCTTCCTGCTATGAGTAGTTTCTTTGCAAGGGATTTAGGCAAAGAAAAGCACGAGAAAGATTACATTCTTTCTTCAAGAGTGCCACCAGGATTTGAACATGGTGTTCAAGGACTTAATTACATGAGTTCCAAGGATTCATATTTTTACTACAAATGGCATTTGTATTCGGCGGGTCACGCAGATTTAAACATGAATAAATTTAGTGTGCGTGATGATATCATTAGGAATAGAGATAGAAATGATAATTGGGTACTAGGTGACTCTGGTGGATTCCAAATAGGTAAAGGTGTTTGGGAAGGAGATTGGAAAGATCCTAATTGTCCTAAGGCTAAAAAGAAACGTGAACAAGTGTTGGCATTTATGGATGGTAACATGGACTATGGCATGATACTAGATATTCCTGCTTGGGTATCACGTTCTCCTCAAGGAGCCGCGGCAAGTAAGATTAATTCATATCAAGAAGCAGTGAATGGCACAAAAATTAACAATGACTATTTTATGAAAAACAGAAATGGAAATTGTAAATTCTTAAATGTGCTTCAAGGTGAAAACTTCCAACAGGCAGATGATTGGTATACACAAATGAAAGATTACTGTGATCCAAAAAAATATCCTAGCACACATTTTAATGGTTGGGCAATGGGTGGACAAAATATGTGTGATGTACACTTGGCATTGAAACGTTTGGTTGCTTTAAGGTTTGATGGTCTACTTGAAAAAGGTGTACATGATGTGATGCACTTCTTAGGTACAAGTAAATTAGAATGGGCAGTGTTATTAACAGATATTCAAAGAGCAGTGAGAAAGTATCACAATGAAAACTTTATGATTACTTTTGATTGTGCAAGTCCTTTCCTAGCAAGTGCTAATGGTCAAATTTACACAGACATTGAAATCGAAGACAAAAAGAAATGGACTTATAGAATGCAACCTAGTGCAGACAATAAAGCATATGCAACTGATACTAGACCTTTTAGAGACGCAGTGCTTGATTATAAAATATTTGACACGTTTAAAGATAGTCCTGTAAGTGCTAGGTGGCAAATGAAAGATATCACTTGTTACAAACCAGGTGACTTAAACAAAATGGGTAACGAAGGAAAAACTTCGTGGGATAGTTTTAGTTACACACTGCAAATGGCACACAATGTATGGATGCACATTACAGCAGTACAAGAAGCAAATAGAATGTACGACACAAAAATTAATCCTAAGATGCTTGTACAAGAAAACTTTGACAGAGTTGCGTTTAAGGATGTTGTAAATGCCGTGTTTGCAACAAGCAGTAGAGATGAAGCAAACGCAGTTATAGAAGAGTATTCAAGATTTTGGATGTCTATAATTGGTACAAGAGGTGCAACAGGTAAGAAGACTGTAAATGCATCTACACAATTTGGAAACTTATTCGAGGAGGTATAAAATGGCAAAAATAAAAAGCAAAAAGATAAAGGCAGTGCAAAAGGAATACGACTGGTACAAAAAGAAAGTAGATCAAATGGAAGAAGAAAGAACTTTCGATAGAAGTTGGGATTCAAAACATATTCTCGTTAAATTTAAAAAAATAAAATTGGCTTTGAAAACGCAACTTGAATCAATGAAAAGGAGTATACTAGGTTAATGAAGACTTTAATTGTTGGATTAGGCTTTGGACAATTATACAAAAGGATCTATGAATCAATGGGAGCAGAGATAATCACAGTTGATGCAGATCAATCTCGACAACCTGATTTTGTAGAATTGACTACGGCAATAGATGCCCATCCTCAGTTTGATACAGCACATATTTGTACTCCCAACAAAACACACTTTGCATTAGCAAAAGCATTATCGGGTCATGCAAAAATTGTTTTTGTTGAAAAGCCTGGTGTTAAGAATGTTGCTCAATGGACAGCATTAACACATGACAAGAAAACAAAGTATGTTATGACTAAAAATAATCAATACAGAGATAACATAGGTGAAATGGCTAATTTAGGACAAAAGATGTCCAGTGTAGAGTTAAATTGGAAAAATACAAACAGGATTCCAAGTCCAGGCACTTGGTTTACAAATAAGGATTTAGCATTTGGAGGAGTATCCAGAGACCTATTGCCACATATGTTATCTTTACTATTTGTGTTGGCTCCTAATGATTATGAAGCATACAACATAATAGATAAAAAAATTGAACAAAGATATAGATTAGAAGATTGTACTGATACTGATTATGGCAAAGTAAAAGAAGATGGTGTATATGATGTTGATGACAATGTATATCTTAAATTAGTTGGCCCTAATAATATTATTAAAGTTAATACTGCTTGGCGTACAGATGAAGAAGATGATATTGCAGTCCATATGTACAAAGGAGATATTAAATTTAGATCATTTGAATTAGGATTGTGTCCTGAAGATGCTTACAAAAAAATGATTGATAACCATATGAAAAACCTAAATAATGAGGAGTTTTGGAAAGAGCAAAACAAACAAGATTTGTTTATTCATTCAATATTAGAAAATGCAATCTAGAATACTATACACAGAAGGCAAAGGACATTTCGCAGAAGGCACAATAGATATCAGCGATGTGGCTCCTAATCAAATAAGAGTTGCAAGTAAAAAGACTGGCGTATGTAGAAGTGATATAGATATGATGAATGGTAACTTTGGACCTTTGCCTTTGAATATGCAAGGTCATGAAGGATTAGGGGAAGTAGTAGAAGTTGGTGCACAGATTACAGATGTTAAAGTTGGTGACTATGTAGCCACAAGAGGCGAACCAGCATATGCTGATTTTTACAATGCAGAAGATGGAACTTATGTGAAAGTTCCAAGTTTAGATCCTAAATATATTGTAGAACCTGTTGCTTGTGGTTTGAATGTTGTTATGCAAGAAGAAGCACAATTTGAAGCCAGAAGCAATAAAGATGCCAAGTTGTGTATAATTGGAAGTGGATTTTTAGCATGGGTAGTATATCAATATCTTAATGCAAACTATTTTTTTAAAATAGATGTAATTGGCAAGAGCAATAAAGAACTTTGGGGCAACAAATTAAAAGATAATTTTGATAATGATTATGATATTGTAATTGATTTGAACACACGTGATGAAGTATTTAAAATGGATTTGTTAAAGCCACAAGGTCTTATTATATTAGGTGCTGAAAAAACAAACAGCATAACAACTAACTTTGACAAATTACTTTGGAATGCAGTGACAGTTGTGTTTCCAAGTCCAAGACAAAAAGATTTTAAACGTTGTATGCAAACAGCAGTGAAAATGATTGAATCAGGACAATTAAATGTTGACAATTTTTGGACTAAAGGTTACAATAGAAATAAAGAATGGCAAACTGCATTTGCAGAAGGCAATAAAAGAATGCCAGGATACAGTAGAGGTTATATAGAATGGTGTTAGACACGCAAAAAAGAAAACAAGTTACTTATTTTACAGGGACAGAAATAGAAAATACTTGTATGAAAGGCTCACAAACTTTATTTGTTGTTGGTGTGAGACCTGTTGAAGAAATAGAGATGTTAGCAAAAAACAATAATGCTAATCACATATACTTTGGTACTAGCCAAAGTTTTAATCCAGAGACTGACGAGGAAATGCATCAGTGGACTGTTATGATGAGAGACTTGTTAGATAGAGACTTTCATGTTACTTTAGACTTTGGAATAGAATATATTGAAAAAGTTACAGCCACTGGTTTAATGAAGTATGAAAAATTTGTGCCAATGATCAGTGCCAAAATACCAAACATCTACAAACTGAATAAAAATACAACTTTAAAAATTGATGACATTACTTGGGGATTAACCAATTCTGGAGTTTGGAGTAAAAATTTAAAAGAGATCACAAACGATATGCACTACACAGACTGGGAAGAATATGTTGGTGATACTGTGATTGACGTTGACAATAATGAATAAAATTGTTATAATAAGATATGAAAAGTAAAAAAAACATTTGGGTAACATTTAGAAAAGAAGGCATCCACAAATATCCTGCGGCGTTAGATGATCCAAAACTAGCGACTGGTGATGAGTATGATGTTTCGTTTTTAGGCTATCCTCACAGACATATTTTTCATTTCAAGGTTGGTATAGAAGTATTTCATGATGATAGAGAAATAGAATTTATCCAATTTAAAAGATGGTTAGAAAAATTGTACTCTGAAAAGACTTTGCAATTAGACTATAAATCTTGTGAAATGATCAGCGATGATTTATATGCTGAAATATCTAAGAAATATCCTAATAGAGATGTTGAAGTAGATGTGAGTGAAGATGGAGAAAATGGAAGTCATGCAGTATATTACAAGGAGTAACAAATGATATCGTTGTTCTTAGGAACAATAGCATTTATATTTGTGGTTATATTTGCTTGGTTCATGCCTATGCCTGGTTTGTATGGCGGTGATGAATTTATAAGTGATATGGCACTAATGGCGGCTGGACTCTTTGGTGGGTTAGCAGTAATAGGGCATTTTGAGGACTAATAAAATGACAATATACATAGTTGATCTTGAAGCAGTAGATACAAGGTACACAAAAGAATGGAAAAAGTATCTGCCTTTACAACTTAAAAGACACACTAATTCTAAAGTTGAAGTTATTAGTGGAGGAAATACTCCACAAGCAACTACTCCAGGAGCATTTTTAAACTTTGGTGGCACTAATGTTTACAAAGCAAAACAGATGCAACAGATAGGAGAGATGTTTTGCAATGGCAAGATTAAAGATGGTGATTATTTTTTATACACTGATGCTTGGAATCCAACTGTCTTACAATTACGTTACATGGCAGAGTTACTGGGTATTAAGATTAAGATTGGTGGTCTTTGGCACGCCGGCAGTTATGATCCTCAGGACTTCTTAGGTAGATTAATTGGAGATAAACCTTGGGTTAGAAATACAGAAAGATCTATGTTTGAAACATATGACAACAATTTTTTTGCTTCTGACTTTCATATCAATATGTTTGTGGACACATTTAAAGAGTTTGGAAACTATGTAGGTCTTACAACTGATAAAACAAAAGTAAGACGTGTAGGGTGGCCTATGGAATATCTTGAAGGATCTATGTCAGCATACAAAAGCATGGATAAAAAAGATATTATTTTATTTCCACACAGAATTGCTCCTGAAAAACAACCAGATGTTTTTTATGATCTAAAAGATGCATTGCCACAATATGAATTTATTGTGTGTCAGGAAAAAGAATTAAGCAAAAATGAATATCATAATTTATTGGGTGAAGCAAAAATGGTATTCAGTGCAAATTTACAAGAAACGTTAGGCATCAGTTGGTATGAAGGTTGTTTAGTTGATACAATGCCTTTGGTTCCTGACAGATTAAGTTATCAAGAGATGGCTATTGACGAATTCAAATATCCTAGTGAATGGACACAAGATTTCAAGTCTTATCAAAAAAATAAAAAACAATTAATAGAAAAAATAGATTTTATGATGACAAATTATAAAAAGATTATTCCGCATATTTGGAAACAAAAACAACGCCTACAGGAAAAGTTCTTTTCCGGTAAACAACTTTATGGAGATATAAATGGCTAAAAAAGGTGGAGGACCTAATGCACCAGTAAACAATCTAGCAAACAATGGTGTATATGTATTAATGGACGAAATAACAATGCAATCTTGTGCAGACTGTCTGAAATGGATAATGAATCAGAATCTAGCAGAAACAAGATTGCCACAACTAACAATTATAATTAATTCACCAGGCGGAGATGTTCATGCCGCGTTTGCACTGATTGATACAATGAAAGCAAGTACTATTCCAATTAAAACTGTTGGACTAGGACTTATTGCTTCTTGTGGATTTTTAATTTTTATTGCAGGGAAAAAAGGTTCAAGAATACTTACTCCAAACACATCTATACTGTCGCATCAATACAGTTGGGGCAGTGCAGGAAAAGAACATGAGTTATATGCAAG